TTCGGCAATGCAAGGGTGTCCGGCAATGCAAGGGTGTTCGGCAATGCAGAGGTGTTCGACAATGCAAGGGTGTTCGACAATGCAAGGGTGTTCGACAATGCAAGGGCGTCCGGCAATGCAGAGGTGTCCGGCAATGCAGAGGTGTCCGGCAATGCATGGGTGTTCGACAATGCAAGGGTGTTCGGCAATGCAGATTACGCAACTATTCATGGATTCGGTACTCAATTCCGCACAACTACATTCTTCAGATGTAAGGACAAACAAGTTAAAGTGTCTTGCGGCTGCTTCTATGGAACAATTCCAGAGTTCTGCGAACAGGTGAAAAATACCAGAAAAGGCAAAATCGCCGAAGAATACTTGATGATTGCCGATCTCATGGAGAAACATTTTGCAGAAGAAGCAAAATAGAAGAAGCATCATAATCTATCGTAGAAGGGGGAATTGCAATGGCAGTAATCAAAACAATCAAAATGGGGTCTGGGGTAATCAGAATACATGATGATTACTGCAAAGACAACACAGCTGATGACAATCAAAGGATTGTCGATGAATGCTCAAGAATTATCTTGGACTACTACAGAAGAAAAGAAGCAAATTTGGCATAAGCGCCCCGGAGGGAGTCGCAACCTCCGCCCCGGAGCAGTAAGCCACTAAACCAACCTTAGTGGATACAGGTAAATTATAATCCTCTATCCGCTAAAAAGTCAATATAAGCGAGAGGAAAATAACATGGAAAATAAAAAAAATGCAACAAACAACGAAAAGATTACATGGAACGATTTGGAAACAATGCTAGCTACCGAAATCGTAAGAAAAGCAAAGAGAGAGACTAAGAAGTGGTTCAGTGCATGGCTTTTGACTGCCGCGCTGTTAATCATTACTAATATCTTCTGGTATATTGCTTACAGTCTGTAATCTTTTTCTTTTTTGGAGGGAAAAAGAATGAAATCACCTAGACAGAACAGAAAGGATATCGTAGTCAGTGCGATTATTGGGATTCTGCTTACTTTTCTTCCGGTGTGGATGTGGGAGAAGAACTTGCAGCAGATCCTGGCAAGTATCGTATTCGCACTGTTTACGTATTTAGCACTGCTTTGAGAAAGGAGAATGGAAATGTTGTGGAAAATGATTAAGGAGATTATCGATCTCGGAGAACGTATTTATAATGAAACACCTGCTTATTTATCCATTGATATTAGCACTGGAACTGGATCTGTTAACATCTATATCATGGATAGAGGTTTTGAAAAGGATCATGGATATGATGGATTATACACGCTCTTATTAAGTGACGCGCAAGAAAAATTTAATCGTAGACAGTTTGAAAAAGCTAAAACTCACATACTTAGACTTCTTGAAGAAGAGGTGAATGCTAATGATGTATGAGACATCAATGCTCAGAATGCTACCTACACTCACCCTGGCACAGATAATCAATGATCTTCTCCGGGAAATGCAGAGTCGAGGAGACAATATCCTTGATTATGAAAATGCGGACATGTACCTGGACAGAATCGAATATCACGCTGGAGACCGAAAGGAAGATGGAAAGATTGTTCCAGGAGAGGGCGACAGATCAGACAACCTGTATTGCTTTTTTAAGGCGGTGTAAACATGGAAGAACGCATTAATGAGATTGTTAGATTGATTGACACTCAGCTTGCTATTGTGCCGGATAATCCGATAGAAGAATCATACAAGGCAAGAACATTGGCAAGCTACGTACAGGCCTTAAATGGGCTTTTAACGGCTCAAAAATCATATAAGGAGGAAAGTATTAGTGAGTGAATTTGAAATCCGTATTCCGGCAAGGAAGAAGCAGCCGGCAACCGATAAGGACAACCCGGTCGTGAAAGTATCAACAGGTGCTTACAATGCACTGGTTGAAATCTATAACGAATCAACCATATCAATGAAAGATATTGCAAGCTTGCTGCTCGTTGAGGGCAGCAAACATGTGGTTTATGACAAGGAGGAATAATATTGGAAAATCTTGAATTATATAACCATGTTAGAGAAGTTCCGAAAGATGCTCAGAAGCCGATTGCAGCAGGACGTTTAAAAGGTTTTACAGATATTAACCCTATGTGGCGAATTAAATGTTTGACAGAGCAGTTCGGACCTTGTGGAATCGGATGGTATTACAAGACTGTTGATAAATGGACGGAAACCATAAATGATGAGACATGCGCTTTTGTGATGATCGAACTATATGTTTTTTACGAAAGTAAATGGTCGCAGCCGATTTCCGGAACTGGAGGAAGTAAACTAGCAACAAAAGAAAGAAGCGGAATTTACGTGTCTGACGAATGTTATAAGATGGCCACAACGGATGCGTTGTCAGTAGCTTGTAAAAATCTCGGCATTGGAGCAGATATTTACTGGAAAGAAAGCAAGACTAAATATGATTGCTCGAGTACCAGTGAGAATTTGTCTGGTAAAAAAACGGAACCGTCAAAAGAAGCCGAGATGATTAGTTCCGAAACTACTATGTCAATTAAAAATATTATTGACAAATACCCGGGAGCTAAGCTTGCAGACCAGATTAAGGCGCGGTTCAAAGTAAACGATATTAAGTCTCTTACAAAGGAAAAAGGCCAGAAATGCCTGAAGATGTTAATTGACTATGACAAACAGCATACAGAAAAGGAGCAGCAGCATGAATAAAGTAATTCTTACAGGAAGATTTACACGTGATCCGGAAATCAAATATACAAATGATGGAACGTCTATCGCAAGATTTTCTATTGCGGTAAACAGAAGATTTGTGAAAGAGGGCTCCGATCAGAAAGCAGATTTCTTGAATTGTATTGCTTTTGGAAGGTCGGCAGAATTTATCGAAAAATATTTTTCTAAAGGAATGAAAGCGGATTTATCTGGAAGAATCCAGACCGGCAGTTACACTAATCGTGATGGACAGAAGGTATACACGACAGACATTGTTGTGGAAGAAATTGAATTTGGTGAAAGCAAAGGTTCTAATCAGAGTCAGCATAAGTCAGAGACACCACATCCAGAAACAGACCCGGACGAATTTATGAATATTCCAGATGGAATTGACGAGGAGATGCCGTTCGCATGATACAAATTGACAGTAGAGAACATCAAAAAGTTATTGATGGCATTAAGAAAGCATTTGATGCAGCGGGAGAAAAGTGGTTCGTGTCAAAGCTCTACGTCGGTGATTATATGAACTATGACAATCCAAGGTTAGTTGTTGACAGAAAGCAAAATCTTTCTGAATTATGCGGTAATGTATGTCAGCAGCATGAAAGATTTCGTGCTGAGATCATCCGGGCAAATGAAGCGGGAATAAAACTCGTGTTTCTGTGTGAGCATGGAAAAGGGATTGAAAAACTGGATGATGTCCTCTGGTGGGAGAATCCCCGGGCAAAGAAAAAAGTTAAAGAGAATGGTATCTGGGTAGAACAGAAACAGAAAGTTATGCATGGAGATGTCCTATATAAGATTCTTTGCACGATGCAACGCAAGTATGGTGTTGAATTTCTGTTTTGCGACAAGAAAGACACCGGCAAAAAGATTTTGGAGATTCTGTCAAATGGATAAAGAAGCAATTAAGCAGCAGAATAGCATGAGAGACGTCCTGAACAGATATGGCATGATTCCAAACAGAGCAGGATTTATAAAGTGCCCCTTTCATAGTAGCGACCGTACCGCATCTATGAAAATCTATAAAGACAGCTATTATTGTTTCGGTTGTGGTGCAACAGGTGACATATTTACATTCGTTCAGAACATGGATAATTGCGATTTTAAGACAGCTTTTACCATACTTGGAGGAACTTACCAAAAACCAAATTTCTCTTCCAGAATAGCAATATATCACCATCAGAAGCAGATGGAAATGAGGCAAAAGGAAGAACGGAAGAAAAAGGCCGAGTTGCAAGATTGCTTGTCTGATATTGACTTTTATCGGGCGGAAATTGAGAGATGGGGGCCTCTTTCTGACAGATGGTGTGAGGCATGGAATGCACTTCAAAAAGCACTGTACCTGCATGGAGAATTGAATGGTATACCGTATTAGAAAAGAGGTGATATAGATGGTTCCTTTGAACAAGTTGGATTCGAAATCCATCATGTCTCGGGAAGTGCTGGATGAGGTGTTCAATCAGGAGGATGAGATTTACAGGGCTGAACTGTTGGCCAGCCTTGCACTTCGAGCATCTGAATTGAGGTGCAAAACGGAGTTTACAAGCGTGGTAAACGCATACAAAAAAGTGCAAAAAGATATAAAAAGGCAAGAACAGGAAGATATCCGGAGACAATCAAAAGAAGCCAGCCTTGTAGAACACTATACGAACTTTACGGATAGTCCCTACGATAGAATGGCCTGCGGAAACTGGATCGCAGCAGATGATGGAATTTGCACTTGGAATTCTACTACTGGAATAACAGATGTTAGGGCCTGCTATCACCCTATATTGCCGGTTGAACGTCTGAAAAATATTCAGACAGGTGAAGAACAGATAAAAATTGCCTTTAAACGCAACAATAGATGGCAAGAGATTATTGTTCCAAAAGATGTCGTAGCAACTGCATCCAAGATTGTAGGACTATCCAAGAACGGGATAGCTGTAACATCGGAAACTGCTAAACATCTTGTAAGGTACTTATCGGACGTGGAAAACCTGAACGATGAGTACATAGAAATACAATATTCATCTGGAAAACTTGGATGGATTGGAGATGGTTTCCTACCATACAGCGAGGAAATCATATTCGATGGGGACGCGAAGTTCAGGCAGCTTTTTGAAGCCATTCGGGTAAAAGGAGATAGGGAAACTTGGTATGAGCATGTAAAAAAGATTAGGCAGCAGGATAAATTCGAAATTAAGTTTATGCTGGCAGCGTCTTTCGCCAGTGTTCTGATTAAGCCACTGGATGCGCTTCCTTTTTTCACCGACTTATGGGGCCTTACCGGAAACGGAAAGTCTGTTACCCACATGCTGGCCGCTTCGGTATGGGCGGATCCGTCCGAAAACAAGTATATAGGCAATTTCAAGAGTTCGGATGTGGGCCTGGAAGTAAAAGCTGACATGCTCAATAATCTTCCCCTTATTCTTGATGATACAAGCCAGAAGGATAAGAAGATTGAGGAAAACTTTGAGCGAATCGTGTATGATCTCTGTTCCGGCCAAGGAAAAACCAGATCCAACAAAGAACTTGGGTTAACAAGAGAAAGCGTGTGGAAGTTGTGTATCCTCACAAACGGTGAGTATCCATTGCAGTCCTACGTGAACCAGGGCGGCGCCGTAAACCGTATTCTTGAAGTAGAATGCACGCATGATAAGTTGTTCGACAATCCGCAAGATACCATTGATATTCTCAAGAAAAACTATGGCTTTGCCGGGAAAGACTTCGTGGCGGCGCTGGAAGAAATGAGTGTCGATAAGATCAAAAATATCCAGCAGGAGATTTTGAAAAAAATCGCATCAGACGATAAAACGGATAAACAGCTACTTTCCTTATCAATTGTTCTGACTGCGGATAGGATCGCCACAGATATGCTTTTCAAGGACATGCAGTATATTGATATACAAGATGCTAAAAACACGCTTGCTGATGTATCAGATGTATCCCCGAATGAGCGTTGTTATGAGTATCTGGTGGATATGATTTCCATGAATGAGCAGCGTTTCGATGTTGATACGCCTTGTGAAAAATGGGGAGATCCAATTGAAAAAGACGGAGAAATGAACCGGTTAGTGTACTTCTATCCCACTGCGCTCAATAACATCTGCAAAAATGGCGGATATTCCAAAAAAGCGTTTCTGTCATGGGGTATGAAAATGGGGCTTATTATTTCTAACAATAAGTACGGTAATGTCCTGAAAAGAGAGTCAGAAAGCAGGAATCCAAAAAAGTTTTGCTGTTTGAAAGTTGTGAATGATCTTGATGGATACCTAGAAGAGAAAAAAAAGGCGAGTTTGTTCCAGATATCGGATCCGGTATTCGATTAATTTTGTAACCGAGTAACCTTGTAACTTTTCAGAACGTATATATATAGAGAGAAAAATAAAAATATGAGAATGAAATTATTTTTTTCTCCTATATAGGGAATGTGTGAGTTACACGGTTACACGGTTGCAAACGCTTCAAACCCGCATAAACACTGGATTTTTTTGTAACCCAAATGAAACCGGATTTTTTAAATGGGTTACATATAAGGGAGATGGAAGATGAAAGTAGAAGCAAAAGATATTCCTATCATACAAAAGTTTCTAACAGAATACTGGAAAGCTATAAAAGAATTCTATTCAGTAGAGATTACAGATGAATATTCCAAGCAAGCTTCCGATAAATTAATTTGGCTTGGGGAGATTAGTGGTATTTGCACGGATAAACATGATAAAAAGTTTATTCAGGATTGCATAAATGCCTTAGAGAATCTCTTGGATTCCAAACAGAGAGAGATGAGGATAAACCAATGAACAAAATGAAGGAGTATGAGCGAGGAAGAGAGGACGGCCTTGACTTGGCACTCAGAATCGTTAGAGATGGCGGTATAGAAGCACTCGAGAGGGAAATAAAATTTCGAGGTATTACAGGAGTGCATACCTCTTTAGCCAGTAAGGACCTGGATAAAGCCGCACAGAAAATCAAAGAAATGACACTTGATACATTTACAATCCTTGGAATTGCCGTTTTGCATGATGATTTCGGATTTGGACAGAAACGCTGCCAGAAGTTTATGGACGGCATGGACAGGGGGGCTGATTATCTGATGGATGATATGGCAACCTGGGAGGATTACAGAAGATCAATCAAAGAGGAGCTGAATCTTGATTTGAGATTCCGTATTAACGGTTAGAGGTGAAATAAATGGACATGAACAAAAGCGAATTTATCCGTTGTGCTGAATTGAGCAATTACGGAACAAAGAAGGAAGCAGAGGAATACGTAACAGCTAATCCAAAAGAAAATTATGATATTAATGATTTTATTGAATTATATCATGACAACCAGAAGCAGTATCGGAATGGATATCATAAAGGGTTGCATGAAGCTTATGGAGTAAATGGGCGTACAACAGCTATGAGAAATGGAATAAAGGGTAATAGCAGCGGATCACAAGATTGGGGGTAATGACCATGGGAAAATACAATACAGAGCGCAAACATAAAGAGGGACAGGAGATGTATAAAGCGGTATATCATTTTATTCTGAAATATTACCATAAACACCGCTATATGCCGTCCACAAGAAATATTGCAGATGGATTAGACATTTCAATGGCTACTGCCAGAAAACACTTTAATTTGCTTTTAGACAACGGATTGCTTGTTAGCGAAGATCCGAAAGAGCAGAGGGCGTATAGATTGAGTTATTCAAAGGTGAAAACTGATGCATAAAGAATTGGTCAGAAGATTTGGAGCGTAAATATTATGGATTTAGAACAAAAAGCAATTGAAAGAATCCGGCTTGCGTCTGATCTCTCGTTGAAACATTATAACAAACCACTTGTATGTGAGTATTCCGGCGGAAAGGATTCAGATGTGCTTCTTGAACTATTCAGAATGTCTGGAATCCCGTTTGAAGTACATAACTCACATACCACTGTTGATTCACCGCAGACAGTAAGGCATATCAAGAATACGTTTTCTGAATTGACGGACAAAGGCATCAAATGCGAGATTGATTATCATGTGCAGGAAAACGGAAACCGTCTTACAATGTGGAATCTTATTCCAAGAAAACTAATGCCACCTACCAGAATTGTTCGGTATTGCTGTTCAGAACTGAAAGAAGGTGGGAATCCTAACAGAATGATTGCAACAGGCGTTAGATGGTCTGAAAGTAGCAAGAGAAGTAATAGAAGCCCATTTGAAGTATTAGGGCAGACAGCAAGTAAAAGTATTGGCGTTTCTGACGAAAAAATGCTTATCACCGATAATTGTGATACTCGAAGGTTGTTTGAAAATTGCCAGATGAAATCTAAAACAGTAGTCAATCCAATAATTGACTGGACAGATCAGAATATCTGGCAGTTCATTGGCGAGAAAAACATTCAAGTATGCGAACTGTATCAATGCGGATATAACAGGTTAGGCTGTCTAGGTTGTCCACTTGCATCAAAGAAACAGAGGGAAAAGGAAATGTACGATTTTCCAAAGTACAAGCAAGCCTATATACGTGCTTTTGACAGAATGATCGAGGAACGCAAGCGGCGCGGAAAAGATGTGAAGTGGAGTTGTGGCGAAGAAGTATATCTATGGTGGATGCAAGACAATAATATAGTTGGTCAGATGGAATTATCTGATTTTATTGAGTATTAAAATCATGTACTAACTGCACAATAGCGTGTCAGTTGTTTACATGTGGAAAGGGAATAAGAAAAATGAGAGATAAAGAACGCATTTTGATGATTATTATTTCAAGGATCATACCGGGACTGACTTCTTGTACGGCAAAGAAAGAAGATTATATTCGACCGTTTATATTTAACACGCATGAATTAAAAGCCGGTGATCTAGTTATGGCGAATACTACTATTTTCCCGAATGAATTTATGGTCGGTTTCGTGCATGAGGTAAAAAGTGATTGCGTCGTTATCCGGGAAATAGGCTCTAAAAAGTTGTGCAATTATTATAACGAAACTTTTTCGGTCATTAACAAGGAAAAACTGGGGTACGAAATTCTTGAAGGTGTGCAGTATAAAACGTATCAGAAAGTTTTGAAGGCATTTTCAAAATACACAAGCTATTCAACCAGATTTCGAAGTATAGAATTTTCTGGTAATACTTGCACGGTAACAAGCAGGATAATGTTCAAGAACGACAAAAACGGCGAAATTTCTTTCGAGTACAACCAGAAGACGAAAATTTCCGATATAGGTAAATTGTTGGAAAAAGCCGGGTTATAATACGAAAACGGGGAAAGTGAGGACGCAAAATGAAATTCAAAAGTAACGCTAAGTATAACGAAGAGCCCAAAACCGGAAGCGTTTTCGCTTTGAAATACAATTCTTTAGTAATCGTTATCCACAAATACGTCGGTTACGGAAATGTACTGTTTCTCAACTGTAGCGCATTGGATATTTACAACCACAATCTCGGAACAGAGGATTTCGAGGAAGCTGTCAGTAAAGCGAAGGAAGTTATCATACGTGAAGTTAAGAAAGTCAGAGATGATTCATACAGATTTTACAGTGATAACAATATTGAGATTGTCAGATGTTAGGAGGATAGAATGAAAAATAATAATTACACTTCATTTTTCAAAACGAAACCAAAGAAAATAGAGAGATACATTCGTTGCAGAAAATGTGGTGGAAACATGGAATGGGTAGAATACTATCCGCCGGAAATCAAATGCCCGAAGTGCGGACATACGGTATATCCTAAGCCTTATGAGCCAGATTGTGTCAAACTGCCAGAAACATTGGAAGAATATTTTGAATTATATGAGAAAATAAGGAGGAGAAATGAGCTACTGTGACGGAACCTGTAAGTATCTGAACGCAAGAAAACACAAATGTGAATTGACAGGAGAAAAACTCACATACATGAAATGGAGTTGTGGAATCGAGTATTCAGTGCATGAGCACAGAGGATTCTGTGAGAAAGATAAGGAGGACACCAGAAGTCAGAATAGCGAAATATTGATTAATTTTAATACTTTGGAAGGAATTGAAATTACGAAAGGATCTGTAAAAACAATTATAACATCATACACTACCGGATGTACTTATCCTCTCGGAGAATATTCCACCAAAGCAAAAGCCATGAAAGTACTGGACATGATTCAGGAAGCCTATGGAGATTCGGAATACACAAAATATGTAATTCCAGAAGTATGTAGGATATTAAGTATGAAGCCAAAAACGGAAGAAAACAAAGCACATGCAGGAGAACTTGGAGAAATGCTCAAAAATGGAATGACGTTCCAGATGCCAGAGGATAGCGAGGTGGAAGCATGAAGTATAAATGCGTGAAAGCGTTCACGTTAGATACATACGATGGTGATGGATTTTACGTTGACGGATACATGGAAATTGAGGTTGGCGAAGTTTACGAAGTAGGAAATGAAAAAATTATTGATGGAGAAATCCATCTTGACGGAGTAAATGTTAACAGATGGATTGAGATATCACAAGAAATACTAAATGAGCATTTTGAAGAGGTGGTTGTATGAGCAGAGTACGAACCAGATTAGAACAATACAAAACTGAGATGGAAAATAAATCACAGTATAAGCATGAATTTCTAGGGAGCGCGCCGGATATTGTGAATACTCTTCTGGATGATCTGGAGCAGGACGAGAAAGAAAATGGGTGGATTCCGGTAAAATATCATCAGATATCAGAAAAAGAACGTGCGGAAGAATTCATTTCAAGAGATATACATTATATGCTTGACTGCAAAATGCCAGATGATGGACAAGAAATATTGGTTACTAACGGAGAAACAACATGGCAAGATACAAGCTTTATTGATTGTGACGGATATTATCTTGATAGCAATTATGATTGGATTGATATTACGGCATGGCGACCACTTCCAGAGCCATACAAGGAGGGATGAGGAATACGGTTAATCGACACAGATAAATTAAAAAAAGATATACTGCTTCAAAATATCTTAGGAGAACCAATACAGAAGATTATAGACAGATATATACATATTGTGGACGAGCAGCCGACAGCTTTTGATGTGGATAAGGCTGTGGAGCAGTTGGAAAAACGGAGTACATTAGCAAAACCTGTGGGATGGACAAAATCTTATGAAATCGTAATTTTGAATGATGCTGTGGAGATTGTGAAAGGCGGTGGAGTTGAATGAGAGAAATTCTTTTCAAAGCAAAGAGAGTCAAAAATGGAGAATGGATAGAAGGGAGCCTCATAGATTTGGATATTGACAGCGGATATTGTTATATCGTTCCGCCGTATAAAGGAGCGAGTACATTGCCAATCGGCTTTTTGATAACAGACGGAATGGAATTGGTTATTCCAGAAACCCTCTGCCAGTTCACGGGACTTTGCGACAAGAACGGGAAGAAAATTTGGGAAAATGATATTCTGATGGCACACTTGGACGAATCTTACCCAGAAGATGCGACATATGAAACTGTTGAATGGAGTGTTGCCGGATGGGCAGCACACGAAACTGGTAGCACGGATAGGGAATATCTTGATAAGTTTGATCTGGAACATTTTGAAATAGTTGGCAATATCTTCGACAATAAAGAATTATTACAGGAGGAACACAAATGAGTAGTGCAAGCGTAAGATTCGGAACAAAAGCGTATGTATGCGCAAGGTACTTCATCAGACCGGGAAAGTGCTTCAAATACATCGACCAGTGTGGCGAGGATATCACAGAGCACATCTATGAGGTCATGGCATTATATCTATATTGTGCATTATTAAGAGATACCAGAAACGGAGTCAGAACTTGTCCGGGATATAACACCTTGAGTCTGATGCTGAAAGGAAGTGAAGTAAATGCGTAAATCAGTGTTAGTGACTGATACACCAGAGAATTGCTATGATTGTCCGTTCGGAACTGCATACTGCGGCGAACTTGAATATGTGGGTTATTGTGAATTAGCTGACTGTTTAGATTATGATGTAATTCTGATGACAGAAGAACATTATGATTGTGAAAGTAAATCAAGACCTGATTGGTGTCCATTGAAGCCACTGCCGGAGAAAAACACTACCGAGAATGACATGACAGATTATCAGTGTGGGATGGTCGATGGTCGAAATCAGTGTATTGATGAGATCACAGGAGAGGTGAAGTAGATGGAGAGATTAACAGATTATTCAGACGATGAATGCACATATATCATTGGCGTTGGGAATAAAACTTGCGAAGCATTTTGTAAAAACGAAGTAGATGGATGCAAGAATTGCTATATCCAACAAGTGTTTAAAAAACTTGCTGACTATGAAGACTTGGAAGAGCAGGGCTTGCTTGTGAGATTACCGTGTAAGGTTGGAGATACAATGTATGATATTGTAGGAAAACCTCTTAGAATCGTAGAACACAAAGTGGATGCTTTTCATATTGATAAAAAAGGCTTTCATTTACAAATTATTAACGGAGTTTTAGAAAAGAAGCAAGAAGCAAAGGTTTATTTTTCTCGTGAAGAAGCTAAAAAGAAGTTGGAGGAGATGAAGAAGAATGATTGATAGTTTAATAGCATTTACATTTGGAATAATATTTGGATCATTTGGCACTATTTTTTTAGTTGCACATTTTGGCGGCAAGCGTAAATAGAAATAAAAAGGAGTGATGATATGTTCGAGCTAAAAGCAACAGGGATAATTATTAATTTTTTAATTGCACTCTATACAATGGTAAAAGCCCATAGAGCAGCTGTTGAGAATAATATATCATTCACGGCATTTTATTCTGCAATGTATGTCGTGTACTTGATTGGAATGTGGAACTGTACATAAAAAGGAGTGATAATATGCGAACCAGGCAAAAGTCACTTGTCGATTTTGGCGTATATCCAGAAGATATTAACCGTTTAAAGGATATATGCCAGAAAGCTACACCAGAGCAGAGACACGATATTTTACACTGCTGCATAAGTTCTTGTCCTCCAGGCATTGAGCTTTTAGTGTATGAATCTATTGTAACAAACAAATCCTATGACCGTATCATGAAAACGAAATACATACCGGCAAAGCGAGACGATTTCTACGCATACAAGCGCAAGGCAATGGCTATGTTTTATGATACTCTAAGAAAACTAAGAGAAATATAATACTACAATTAATATTAAAATGTGGGGACAAATTTTTCTGCCATGTATGGTAATATAGTATATATCTATAGCTATACGTGGCAGAATTTTTATTTTCAGAAAGGGTATGATTGGAATGTCAGAATGGCAAGAAAAGACATAGAATCTTTTGACTTTACAAGTGAACAAAGCCGCACGGAAGCCGCTCAAAATGGAAGAAAAGGCGGTATTGCATCGGGACAAGCACGCCGTCAAAAAAAGACTCTTTCTGAATTAGCCAAAATAATAGCTGAAAATCCTGCCCCGACTTCTGCGAAGAAAAAACTCACGAAGATGGGTATATCTGACGAGGATGCAAACAACAATGCTTGTATTGTGGCTGCCGTGTATGATAAGGCTGTTAAAGGCAATATGCAGGCTGTTGATAAGTGGGAGCAGCTGACGGCAGTATCAAATGACGATGATAAAAAATATGAGCTTCCGGCTAGAGTGCTCGGAAAGGCATTTGTTGATATAAACAGGCGTATCAAGCCTAACATTGAATATGTTTTCGAGGGTGGTCGAGGTGGTTTGAAATCTTCATACGTAGCTTTTAAGATTACTGAACTTATCAAAAATAATCCTCAGATGCACGCTTGCATTACTCGTCAGGTGGGTGCGACGCTGAAAGATTCTGTATATGCTCAGATGAAATGGGCTATCAATGAACTGGGACTGATGGAAGAATTTGAATGTAAGGTGTCACCACTTGAGATCAAGTATATTAAGACAGGACAGACAATATACTTCCGTGGTCTGGACGATGAAACTAAACTAAAATCTATCAAGCCGGAGTTTGGATACATCGGAATCCTCTGGAAGGAGGAAAAAGATCAAATGAAGGGAGATGCCCAGGAACGTTCTGTTAATCAGTCAGTACTTCGTGGTGGTGATGAGTCTTATGATTTCTCATCATATAATCCACCAAAATCAAAATCAAACTGGGTAAACAGGATCAAGCTCACGCCTAACCCGAAAAGAGTTATCCATCATTCGAGTTATCTGGAAGCTCCGGCGGAGTGGCTCGGACAGAAGTTTATTGACGATGCAGCGCATCTGAAAGAAATCAATCCAGAAGCCTATGAGCATGAATACCTGGGTGTTCCAAATGGTGACGGTGGAAACGTATTTGAATATCTGGAAATCAGAGATATTACAGATGAAGAGATCAGTCACATGGACAAAATATTTCAGGGGTGTGACTGGGGATTTTTCCCTGATCCGTATGCTTTTATTCGTTTGTATTACAATCATAACACTGAAAAGATATATCTCATTGATGAAATTTACGAAAATAAATGGAGCAATAGGAAATCAGCGGACGAGATTCTAAAAAGAAAATATGATGATTATACTATTACTTGCGATTCTGCTGAACCTAAATCAATCAATGATTATAGAGATTTTGGGCTCCCGGCAAGGTGCGCAATAAAAGGACCTGGGAGTGTGGAATATTCTATGAAATGGCTTCAAACAAGAACTATTGTTATTGACCCTAAGAGAACGCCTAATGCTTATAAAGAGTTTTCGGAATACGAATACGAAAGAGATAAAGACGGAAACGTTATAAGCGGATATCCTGATGAGGATAACCATTTAATCGATGCCTGTAGATACGCAACAGAATCATTGTGGAGGAGAAGAGGGAATAATGCTTAAAAGAGGGTACAGTCTAAAATATAGACGAATATATAAAATCTGGCAGGGAATTCGTCAGAGATGCAATAACCCCAATGACAAAGATTATGAAGACTATGGCGGAAGAGGAATAAAGGTTTGCAGAGAATGGAATAAAAGTTCAGAAGCGTTTGTTCTATGGGCATTAGAAAATGGATATGCTGATAATTTGAGTATTGATAGAATAGACACAAATTCGGACTATTCGCCAGAAAATTGCAGATGGGCAACATGGACTCAGCAGGCAAGAAACAAAAGAATGGAAAAAATAAATTCAACTGGTGTTACTGGTGTTTCCATGGACAGAGGGAAATATAGAGCAACAATCTATGTAGATAATAAAAAAGTTGATCTAGGCAGGCATGACACGCTTGAAGAGGCAGCAGAAGCACGTAGGCAGGGTGAGATAAAATACTGGGGCGTGAGTGCATAATGGGACTTATAACAACGCTAAAAAGGTGGTTTAACATGATATTCAAAAAACAAGCCGAAGAGGACTTTAATATCCAGGCAGCAGAATTCCAAGAGATGGAAGCGCTGATTAACCGGTGCGCGAACATTTACAGGGGAGTACCGGAATGGATAGATGACAAGAATAATATCAAGACGATTAATTTTGCTAAATCTGTGTGTTCAGAAACAGCTCGGCTCGCAACACTGGCGATTGGCATTCAGATTGACGGTTCCGCAAGGGCTACGTGGCTACAGGAGCAGATAGACAAGGTATATTTCCAAATCCGGCACTGGGTAGAATATGGCTGTGCTTACGGAACCGTGTTCATTAAGCCGAACGGCGAGAGCCTTGATGTATTTACACCGGCAGACGTGATGATTGTAGATTATAACAATCAGGAAATCAAAGGGATTATATTTAAGGATTCTTATACTGTCGGAAGAAAATACTACACAAGGCTCGAATATCATAGATTTGTCGAGACCACCGTGGACGGAGTGACAACCTATCCGTATTATGTTTCAAACAGAGCTTATGTATCAAAATCTCCTCAAAGCATCGGAGACAAGATTGACCTCAAACAAACCAAGTGGGCTGATCTTATGGCAGATACACCGCCGATTCTCAAAGTAAACGGTGAGAAACTGGACGGACCATTGTACGGAGTACTGCGGACACCGCAGGCTAACAATGTGGATATTAGCACGCCACTGGGACTTCCGATATTTGCAGAAGCCATTGAGGAGTTAAAAGACCTCGATATTGCATACAGCAGAAACGTCGGAGAGATTTTTGATTCGCAGAAGATTGTTCTGGCAGATGACAGATTGCTGATGCCAAGCGGTGCACCTGTAGCAACCATGTCACCACAGGGCATGGAGAACAGACGTAATGAGATGAACTTACCGCACTTTGTCAAGAATGTATTCGGACAGGACGAGAAAGAGTTCTATCAAGAAATCAATCCGCAGCTCAACACAGATACCCGCATAAGCGGCATAAATGCCCTTTTAAGCCAGTTAGGGTACAAGATTGGATTCTCCAACGGATACTTTGTTTTTAACGAATCCAGCGGTATTCAGACGGCTACAGGAGTAGAAGCAGAACAGCAGAGGACAGTGCAGTTCATTAAAGACGTTCGAGACAAACTGGAATCCTGTCTGGATGAAGTTATTTACGCATTGAACGTTTACGCTGATTTGTACGGGCTTGCACCGGTTGGGGCTTATGAAGTCAATTATGATTTCGGAGACATCCTATATGTGCGTGAAAACGACCGTGCAAGATGGTGGCAGTATGTGACAACTGGAAAAGTTCCGGCATGGATGTATTTCGTAAAGTTTGAAGGAATGACGAAAGACGAGGCGGTATCAATGACAAAAGAAGCAGAAAAAACACAAGTAAAAGGATTATTTGATGATGAATAAAAAAAGAGGGATTTATTTTCCCTCTGAATTAGATTTTAAATAATCAGATATTAATTTTTCAAGAATAGATGCTACGGAACACTTTTCTTTAATTGCAAGAATTTTAATTTGTTCCAATAAATTTTCATCTATGGTAGTCGTAAATTTAATTTTACTCATTATGGCACCTCCTTTAATATGAATATACCATAAATACGTATAGACGTAAAGAATAAAATATGTTACAATATACGTAAATAAGTATATACGTATAAAGGAGAACATGATATGAAAAATCAGATAAGATTGCATCTTGAGGGTGAAAGATATGGAAAGCTTGTAGTTATGGAAGAAGCCGAATCGATTTATAGTAAAACAGGTAAAATGATTCGGAGATGGAAGTGTAAATGTGATTGTGGAAATATCACAATCGTTAGACATGGAGATTTAAGAAATGGAAGTACTGTAAGCTGTGGCTGTTATAACTATGAAAAAGAATCGGCGGCGAAAACCCACGGATATTCTCGTACAAAACTTGGAAATGTTTTTGAGGGAATGAAGCAGAGGTGTAATAATCCCAAAAATAAGAACTATGAAAAGTATGGAGGAAGAGGAATAAAAATCTGTACGGAATGGTTAAATGATCCGAAAAAGTTCTTTGACTGGGCTATAAAAAATGGATATAAAGAGGGCTTGTCTATCGACAGGATAGACGTAAATGGAAACTACGAACCAGATAACTGCCGCTGGGCTGACAACGAAGCCCAATGCCTAAACCAGAGGCTAAGAAAAGACAATAAGACAGGACATAAGGGCATTTATTATAGTGAGGGAGTGTATAGGGTGCAAATTAGAAGAAACAAGAAGAGGTATTACTTTGGATCATATAAAACATTACCTGAAGCAGTAAAAGTGTTAGAAGAAGCTAAAGCAATGGTTGAAGAAGCACAGCCAAAAGAACCGACTTTGTTTGGAGATGAGTAATTATGTTAAGCCCAGAATATTTACGCCGGATAACAGAGGGCAGTGAACAGATTGCCGAAGAATTACATCAGTATATCATCTCTGAGATCGTATCGAGAATGATGGCAAGAATCGGCAGAGGTGAGGATTATATTCTGACCAATGCCGATGCGTGGAGAATCAGAACATTGCAGGAATCAGGTGAACTATTAGAAGATATCCTGGCAGAACTATCCAGATACACCAAACGCGAACAGCAGGAACTTCTTGAAGCGTTTGAAGATGCCGGAATCACTGCAATGAATTATGATGATAAGATTTACAAGGCGGCAGGATTAAGTCCTATACCGCTCGAACAGTCCCCAACTATGATAAGGCTCATGGAACGGAATATGCTTGCAACCATGGGCGAGTGGAAGAACTTCACACGAACCACCGTAAGCGCCGCTCAGAGACTCTATATTGAGCAGTGCGACCTTGCGTATAACCATGTAATGACTGGGACGGTTGGGTATACGCAAGCCATCAAAGAGGCAGTTAATAACGTTGTGAGTGATGGTGTTACTGTCGCATATCCATCTGGCAGAAAAGACACGATTGAAACAGCAGTAGCACGTTCTGTCAGAACTGGCGTGGCTCAGGCTACTGGAGATATATCCCTCAAACGCATGGAAGAAATGGACTGGGATTTAGTTCTGGTCAGTGCTCACATGGGAGCCAGAACAGGTGACGGCGGTGAGAATCCCGGAAACCACTCATGGTGGCAAGGCAAGATATACTCTCGTTCTGGCAAGAGCAAGAAATTTCCACCGTTCTCATTGACCGGATATGGAACGGCGAGTGGATTGTCAGGGGTCAACTGTCGGCATAGTTTTGGAGCCAGTGATGGAGAATTTAATCCCTATACAGAACTATCAGCACAGGATAAAGCCGACAAAGGCAAACAGTATGAAAAGGAACAGCGGCAACGTACTTATGAGCGAAGAATCCGAAAAACAAAGCGTGAAGTCCTTGGAATGCAAGCGGCGGTTGATAACTGCAAGGACGAACAGGCAAAATTCGCATTACAGCAAGACTTTGACCGGAAATCTTATCTTTTGCAGAAACAAAATGCTGCATACAAAGATTACTGCAAGCAGAACGACCTGAGGGAACTGCAAGACCGGCTTATGATCGCCAAGTGGAACCGCCAGAACGCTGCAAAAGCCAGAGGAGCTGCAAAGAGATATAAAACAGCAAAGGGGATTGACTGATGGATAGATGGGAATATTACAATCCAAATCCTGCTGGGAATCGTGTAGGTGACTGTGCTGTCCGGGCGATATGCAAGGCATTAGAACTGGATTGGGAAACGGTATTTACAGGATTAATGGTATATGCTTGCTCGCTATCAGATATGCCAAGCGCTAATTATGTATGGGGATCATATTTGGCAAGGCATGGATATCACAGAAAGCTTGTGGAACAGTCAGAGAGGTATATTTATACAGTCAATGATTTCTGCGCAGATCATCCTACTGGTACATACATTCTTTGCATAGACGGCCATGTGGTGACGGTACAAGACGGAAAATATTACGATACATGGGATAGCGGTAATGAGGTCCCGGTATATTACTGGGAAAAGGAGTAGCTAAATGAGCATACAGGAATTTATTCAATTTTTTCTTTCAGTCTGCGGAGGAATATCAATTTTTGGAGGGGCAGCAGCTGTAATCCTTAAGTGGATTGCTCCGGCATTCCGACTCAACAAGCGAGTTGAGACACTGGAAGAACATGATAAGCGAGATTACGAGAGTCTTCAGAGGATTGCGGAACGTGATTCATTGATTCTGGAAGTGTTATCAACCATGCTGGATAGTCAGATCAGTGGGAATAATGTGGAAGAATTAAAAAAAACAAAACAGAAGCTTACAAATTATCTTGCGCAGAATCAGCGTTAATTGCATTAATAAGGGGTATGCTCATGAAGTTATATGTATTCACAAAGAAAGATATAGACAGGTTCTTGACGGAGTGTAATTTCACACCGGACGAAGAAAGGCTGTTCCGGTTGAGATGCAAGGAATATACGCTCGAATACTGCGCTGAGCAAATGAACGTGAGCATATCTACAGCAAAGCGGTTAAGCCGGAGGGTAAATAATAAAATAATCAAAGTGTGCTGATACTTTTTAGATACTAATTAGAGCCAGAAACGACCTGTTTCCGGTTCTTTTTTTATGCAAAAATATAATCAGAAAGGCGGTGTATAAGATGGCATTATATAACAATCCTTATCAATATAGTTTTGGCGTCCCTGGGCAAATGAACCAGTTCCAGCAACAACCTGTCCAGATGCCAGCTCAACCAGTGCAGCAACCACAGCAGAATAACAATGGAATCCTGTGGGTGTCTGGCGAAGTAGGTGCAAAATCCTATCTGGTAGCACCAGGGACAAGCGTTTTGCTGATGGATTCAGAATCAGAAAAATTCTATATAAAATCCACAGACGTTTCCGGTATGCCGCAACCATTACGGACGTTTGAATACCATGAGGTGGGCGCTCAGATGCCGCCTAAACAGCCTGTTCAGAGTATGGACAGTAAATACGTCACAAGAAAGGAATACGACGATTTAAAAGCCAAATTCGACGCTATAGCAAGTAGATTAAATTCTTTTTCTGAACCTGTTAGGGCTAATACCGCACAGGAATCAGCAGTCAAGGGAGGAAACGCAGATGAGTAATCCACTATTTAACGCGCTTGGTGGCGGGATGCCACAGGGAAACGGACCAATGCAGATGATACAGCAGTTTATGCAGTTTAAGCAGAATTTTAAGGGAGACCCGAAAGTGGAAGTTGAGAAGATGTTACAGTCTGGAAAGATTTCTCAGCAACAGCTTAACCAGGTTCAGCAGATGGCAGGGCAGTTTCAGAATCTGCTGAATAACATGAAATAGTACATTACAATCTGGCCAGATTGATGTAAATACACAAAAAGGAGATTATAACTATGGATGGAAATTATAGCTTAGCAGATATTGCCGCTGCTACTGGAAACAGTAGAAATAATGACGGCATGTTTGGTGGAGATGGCGCATGGTGGCTTATCGTGCTTTTCTTGTTCGTATTCTGTGGATGGGGAAACAACGGCTGGGGCAATAATGGCAATGGCGGCGGATATGCAGCCACAGCAGCTACTCAGGCAGACATTCAGAGAGGATTCGACAATTCAGCGGTAATCAGCAAACTTGATGGAATCAACAGTGGCCTGTGCGATGGCTTTTATGCCATGAATAATGGTATGCTTACCGGATTCAATGGAATCAACACCAACATCATGCAGACCGGCTTCGGAATCCAGCAGGCTATTAATGCCGATACTGTGGCTAATATGCAGAATACCAATGCTTTACAGGCACAGCTTGCGAACTGTTGCTGCGAAACCAGAGAAGCAATTCAGGGCGTAAATTACAATATGGCACAGAACACCTGTGCATTGCAGAACTCAATGAACAACAACACCAGAGATATTCTGGACAATCAGAACAGCAACACCCGTGCCATTCTTGATTATCTTTGCCAGAAAGAGACAGCAGACCTTAGAGCAGAGAATCAGGCACTTAAACTGGCGGCTTCTCAGTCCGCGCAGAATGCTTACATTGCGGCAAATCAGGAAGCACAGACAGCGGAACTGATTCGTAGGATAAATCCTATGCCTGTGCCATCCTACGTAGTCCCATCTCCATATCCATATTCTGGATGCGGATGTAACACCGGATGCAATTGCTGATAACTTCATATCGAGAGTATCTTTCGATTGATTCGGATGTCGGCTTATGCCGTATTACACAGAGGGGCAGGCTGAGACCTGTCCTTTTGTGATATGAAAGGAGTATTTTTATGGCAGAATTTACAAATGTAGCTGCTCAGACTGTAGCAGCAAATGGAAACGTAGTATTTTCAAACACAGCAGCCAAAGGTTCTAACTGCATTCAACACAGGGAGGGAAGTGGAATCATTACGCTGAGAGGACTTACTAACCAGTGCAAGGCTAGATTTTTCGTGGACTTCTCTGGTAATATTGCAATTCCAACAGGTGGTACTGTCGGGGCTATCTCTCTGGCTATTGCAATATCTGGTGAGCCGGTTCTTTCTTCTCAGATGATTTCCACGCCGGCAGCAGTAGACCAGTACAACAATGTGTCCTCTGGAATCTATATTGATGTACCTCGCGGATGTTGTGTTAATATCGCAGTAGAGAATACAAGCGATCAGGCTGTTTCTGTTGCGAACGCAAATATTGTCGTGACTAGAGAAGCGTAGGAGGTGTGATTATGAGAGACATTAAAGATTTATGTGCAAGAATTGAAGACGAACTGTCCAAAATTGCTGACAGTGGACTGACCACTGGAAATCTGGAAATGACATACAAGCTGATTGATATGTACAAAGATATAAAGAACACGCAGTACTGGGATAAGAAAGCGGAGTATTACAACGCCGTCCTTGATGAAATGCGTAGCGGATACAATGACGATTACAGCGAGCGCGGAAGAAAACGTGGCGGCATGGGGAGATACAGCCGCAGTGATGGAAGAATGATGTACCCAGATTATGATCGTGGCACCTCTTACGGTGATGAAAGTCGCGACTACGGAACCGGAAGAGGAAATTATAGCCGATCTGATGGACGAGACACTTACAGTGACTATATGACACAGAAACAGAATTATCGTTCTGGAAAGTCTGAGGACTGCAAGAGGAAGATGCTTGCCGCTCTGGAAGAACATCTTGACGAACTTACTACAGAAATGAGCGATATGTCCAAGGATGCAGAGTGCCGGGAAGAGCGTGATCTTGTTAAAAGATACGTTGAAAAACTGAGAAGTATGCTTTGACTCTTGCAAATGTGGGGACAACTTTTTAAAAAAAATGTGATACTATAATCTTGCAAGGCATGGTGAACCTTGTAAGGTTTGCTGATTAGAAGTTTTTGCTTTCTTTTTCGTTTCATGTCCTCCTTTCTTTGTGAATATGTCCTTAATAGAAACAGATTTGAGCGGAATCTGGAGGTTGAAAAGCGGATGCAATTTCCGACATATTCATTAGTCGGCTTGACTGACTGGTAACACCTCCTTATAAATGAATCAACATTTCCGTGAAAGTCGGATAGTGGCAGGCATAACACGATAAACCTATTGCTAACCCGGATTGTACCGGGTTATTCGGAAAGTGCAAGTAACTGGGAACGGCGTGGTCATAGACTAGGTCTTGGTGGTTCGAATCCATCCTTTCCGCTTGTCTGGAGCCTGAAAGTTTGGCGTGGGAATAGCGCAGGGCGGCGCATGGGAATGTAATTCCGAGTTCCGGACATGTTTGCTGCCTATCGGATTGTAAAGTGGTCTCCCTTAAAGTAGGCAATAAGTGAACGTGCTGAAATGGTTCTTCCAGATATGTACATCGCAGGATGGAGAAGCGGAATCTCACAAGGTTCATACCCTTGAGAACGGCGGTTCGAATCCGTCTCCTGCAATTACCTTGCCAGTGGTCTAACTGGCTTAATCCATTTACCTGCGGCGGCAGGTCAATAAACACGACCAGGAGGATATATATGAAGAAACTTATTGACACATTAAAATCATTTGGAATTGAAATCCCGGAGGATAAACAAGCAGATGTGAAAAAGGCGCTTTCTGAGCATTATAAGAACGCCAAGGAAGTTGCAAAAACTCTGTTAAAAGTTGAGGGAGAACGAGATAACTGGAAAGAACGTGCCGAGACAGCAGAGGAAACCTTGAAAGGGTTTGACGGTATCGACCCGGCGAACATTCAGACAGAGCTTGCTGGATGGAAGAAGAAGGCTGAGGACGCAGAGAAAGAATTCAATGCGAAGATCTATGACCGCGATTTCTCAGACGCACTTAAAACAGCACTTGATGATGTTAAATTTTCCAGTGAGGCTGCAAAGAAGTCAGTCATGGCAGACATCAAGGAAGAAGGATTGAAGCTAAAAGAAGGTAAAATCCTTGGTCTGAATGACTTGATCGAGCAAATGAAACAGACTGACGCATCCGCTTTTGTAGACGAATCTCAGCAACAGGCTCAGCAGAATCAGGCAAGATTTACCACTCATGTTGGACAGCAGCAGACACCGGGAACTATGACAAAGAAAGATATCGAAGCAATCAAAGACCCGTCCGAGAGACAGGCTGCAATTGCTCAGAATATCCAGTTATTCCAGTGATTTTTTTACACCGACTATGCATCAGAGCGTAGTCGCTAACCCAATACCTTAACAATTATGGGTAGAAAGGATTTTTTATGGCAGCAAAATCTAATCTTATTATGACAAATGATATCCAGGTAACAGCACGTGAGATTGACTTTGTTACCAGATTCGAAAGAAACTGGGAACACTTACGTGAAATCCTTGGTATCATGCGTCCAATCAAAAAGACACCCGGAGCGGTTCTTAAATCAAAATATGCAGAGGGTACATTACAGAATGGAAATGTTGGTGAGGGCGAGGAAATCCCTTATAGCAAATTCGTTGTAAAAGAAAAACCCTATGCAGAAATGACTATCGAGAAGTACGCAAAGGCTGTATCTATCGAAGCAATCAAGGATCACGGTTATGAGAACGCTGTTCAAATGACTGATGATGAATTCCTTTTCCAGCTTCAGACCAATGTTACTGAAAGATTTTACAACTATTTGAAAACAGGTACTCTCTCATTTACAGAAACCACTTTCCAGATGGCTCTGGCAATGGCTAAGGGTCGTGTAGAAAACAAATTCAAGCAGATGCACAGAAATGTGACTGGTGTTGTTGGATTCGTAAATATCCTGGATGTGTATGAGTATATCGGTGCAGCTGATATCACTATTCAGAACCAGTTCGGCTTCCAGTACATGAAAGACTTCCTGGGATTCAACACAATCTTCCTATTATCCGACAGTGAGATCCCGAGAGGAACAGTTATTGCTACACCTGTGGAGAACATCGTTCTTTACTACGTGGATCCGAACGAATCTGATTTCGCAAGAGCAGGTCTTGTTTACACTGTATCCGGTGAAACAAATCTGATCGGATTTCACACACAGGGCAACTACCAAACAGCAGTGTCTGAAGCATTCGCGATCATGGGACTTACCCTCTTTGCAGAGTACATTGATGCTATTGCTGTTGGAACTATCAACGCAACTCAGACACTTGGAACTCTCACTGTAAACTCCGCAGCGGGAAGTAAGAGTGGAGATACAAAAGTGACTGTTACTCCGGCAAAAGCAAACGCAGGAAATGTGTATAAGTACAAAGTTGCATCATCTGAGACTACTGTAGATTATGGCCAGAATGTGAAGAACTGGACTGCGTGGGATGGAGAATCCGACATTACAGCAACAACAGGACAGGTAATCACAGTGGTTGAGTGCGACAGTACCTATAAAGCACTGAGCGCCGGACATGCGACTGTAACAGCAAAATGATGATCGTGGGAGGTAACTGGCATGGCTTATGCAGATTATGATTTTTATAAAACTTCATACTTTGGCTCAGCCGTGCCAGAAACCGACTTTCCACGACTGGCAGAAAGAGCCAGTGATTTTGTGAATACAATGACGTTTGACAGGTTGGTGGACGGACTGCCGGAAAACGAACGCTCACAGAAGCGCATCAAAAAGGCGGTCTGTTCATTGACTGAATTAATGTATCAGATTGAACTTGCTGAAAAAAATGCTACCAATGTCGCCGCTAGTGGATCATCAACCACAATCGGGTCCGGTGGTAGCACTACAGGCATTGTAACGTCTGTATCCTCTGGCAGTGAATCCATTTCCTACGCAACTCCTCAGCAGATCGGAGCAAGTGCAAAGGAATGGAGTGCTGTGTATGCTGCCGCCGGGGACGTACAGAAAACGAACGACTTACTTCTTAAGACAGCTTTACCGCTTCTGATGGGAGTAAGGACGGATGATGGAATACCAATTTTATATGCGGGGGTGTGAGTATGATTTGCAATAAAAAGGCTTATTCAGATATGCGTAAAGACTGTGAAAGTTGTTCAAACAAAGAGCAGTGTTGGAACGGTAAAAATGTTGGAGTAGCCTATTTAGATGCAAGCATCGCAGAAAAAGCATCACGACCGAATTCGAGAGAAACAATGACTATAAATGTCGGCGGTGTTCTTACAACGGCATATAAAGATGATATTGAAAGAGAAATATATAAGGCTTTACGAGAGCCTTTTTCTCTGAATTTTGGAGCATAAGGAGTGATTATATGGACATTTCAACATTAGGCTCATGTATAGCAATCGTTATGATTTGCTACATCGTAGGAATGGGCTGCAAAGCATCAAAAAGAATCTCTGATGAATGGATTCCAGTAATTATGGCAGTTACTGGTGGGATTCTCGGAGCGGTCGGAATGGGAATTATCCCGGATTTTCCGGCAACGGATTATATCACGGCGGTTGCAGTCGGTATGTTTAATGGATTGTCGGCCACTGGTGTGAATCAGGTTATTAAGCAGACAGTGCAGAAAGAATAATTAAGGAGAGGATATCATGTATTCGTCTAAAATTACACTTTTCAACTATTACGAAAGTGCCACAACTGGAGATGCGTACTGGTATCCTCATGTTTTATCCGGTGTTGACCTCATTACGGACAAAGGAGCAATCCTTAAAAAGTACGGACCGGATGCAACTGACAACGCACAGTTACACGTTCGATACACTGTCCAGAACGGCGACATAACCATTACCAACAAGGATGGTAAAATTCTTCCATGGGTACCGCCTAAAGAGTGGAAACAACAGATTAACAACGCTCTGGAGGATACTATCACATTCTCAGATGAATCGTTCTTCTGGGAGGGTGAGTGGACTGGCGGAATGGTATCTGATGGTGATTATCGGAGCGGATTCTATCAGTACATGAACGAGAACAGGGACAACGTGTTCAAGATTACCAGTGTAGGCGGTCCATATACACTGATTCCGCATTTCGAGATTCTTGGTAAGTAATATGAGTAAAATTCATCATTTCAAAGGATTCTCCGTAGTTGATGGAGATATGAAAATTAAACTGAATATGGACAGGTTTTCCAGACAGTATCAAGAAGCTCAGTATCTCCTTGATGGAATGGTCATGGACAGTATGGTTCCGTTTATGCCGATGATTGCTGGAGATTTTATCAACCGAACAAGAGTTAAAAGTACATCTTTACAAGGCAGTGGAAAAGTATGTGCGGCGGCGGCTCCATACGGACACTTTCTGTATGATGGTAAAACCATGGTTGACGAATCAACCGGAAGCCCTTATGCGAGACGTGGAGCAAAAAAAGTACTTGTTAGTCAGTTCTCTGGACGGACAGCAGCTAAGGAAAATCTTGAATACACCAAACAGGCTCACCCACAGGCACAGGCAAAGTGGTTCGATGCCGCTAAACGACAATATGGAAACACATGGATTCGTAAAGTAAAAGCACAAGCAGGAGGTGGACGACATGGCAGATAAGCCTATCGGAAAAGATGCAACTGGATATGAGATTCTAACAGATGCCATGAAAGCACTTCTGAACCAGTATCCGGGACTATATGAAAATGAAACAATAAAATTTGAGGAACTCGGTAAAGAATCAGGCATTGCGTTCTCAGCAGACAATGGAGCTTTGATCTATTCAGAAAAGGAAGATGTATGCGGAGTAATGCATCAGGTATGCCAGTACCCATTTTATGTGGTATACCGAACAGCATCCGACAAGGAGAGGCAAAAATTATCTGTTCAGAAATTTTTGGATAATCTCGGTAAATGGATATGCAGAGAACCAGTTGTCATAAATGGCACTGAGACACGTTTAAATGCGTTTCCAGAGCTTTCGCAAGGGCGAGTGATAAAACGCATTACACGTGACAACTCATATGGTTTAGAACCGCAGGAGAGTGGTGTACAGGACTGGTTATTGCCATTGTCAGTGCGCTACGAAAACACTTATGAAGTAATATAACAAGCAACAACCGGCTATCAATTGGAGATAGTCGCTAACCTACACAGGCCTTTTAAAAGTTATAGGCAGAAAGGACATTTCTATGGCAGTTACAGGCAAGATTGACCGTAAATATATGGCTCATTATATCGATGCAGGTTCTCTCTGTGGAGGACTGACGCCGAAATATGAGCGTCTCGGAAAAGATCTGGAAGAGTATAACGTAGAACTCAATCCGGATACTGAAACATCTAAAAACATTCTTGGAGAATCCACATTCAAGCATAACGGCTACGAAGTTTCTTCTGACGCTGATCCGTTTTATGCAGACACTACTTCTGATCTGTTTGCAGCATTGCAGAAGATTGTAGACGGACGTCTCAAAGACGATAACCTCAAAACAAAAGCAGTTGAGGTTCATCTCTGGACAGAAGCCACAGCAGGCAAGTACGAAGCATACCAGCAGGATTGTTATGTTGTGCCAACCTCCTACGGTGGTGATACATCCGGCTATCAGATTCCATTTACCGTGAACTATGTCGGAGAGCGTGTAAAAGGAAAATTTGATATCAGTTCTGGTACATTCACAGCCGACAGCGAATAAACACATATACAAGGAGGACACGCCAAATGGCAAAAGTAATTAATACAAAAATTGATGATGGAATTCTCGTTTTTACATTCACAAATAACGAAGACGAAGTTTTTTCTTCTTTCAAACTGAACCCGACGGATATCAATGTAGCAGCACGCGCAGAAGAACTGACAGAATATTTTGAGCAGCTAAAAGATTCCATTCAGAAAGTCACTTCCGGTAAAGAGATGGCGGAACTGAATAAACAGATCGAGGATAAAATCAATTATTTACTTGGATATGAGGCATCCAAAGATCTGTTCAAGGAACCAATTACCGCAACAACTGTATTCGGTAATGGTCAGGTATTTGCTTATATTGTTCTGGATAAAATCGCAGGAGCAATCGCACCGGAAATCGAAAAGAGGAAAAAGAAAATGCAGGCAGCAGTCAATAAGTATACGGAGAAGTATACAAAATGACCGCCTATGAGCTTCCCACCTCACTAAACATAAGTGGGGTGGATTTTTCTATTAGAACGGATTTTCGAGCAATCATTGATATTCTCATTGCACAGAATGATCCAGAGTTAGACGAACAGGCAAAAGCAGTTGTTATGTTGCAGATTCTGTTCGAGGATTGGCAAAGCATACCATCAGAACATCTTACAGAAGCTTATCAGAAAGCTTGCGAATTTATTGACTGCGGTCAAGTTGATAATAGTCCGAATAAACCCAAACCCCGCTTAATGGACTGGGAACAGGACGGAGACATGATTGTTCCAGCTGTAAACAAGGTTGCCGGTAAAGAAATCAGAGCAGTGCCTTATATGCACTGGTGGACGTTTTTCGGGTACTTTATGGAATCTGGTGAATGCCTTTTTAATACAGTTGTTGGAATTCGCTCTAAAAAGGCGAAGGGCGAAAAACTTGATAAATGGGAAAAGAAATTCTATCAAGAAAACAAGAACATTATTGATATAAAAACACGTCTCAGCGATGAGGAGCAAGCTTATAAAGATAAGCTGAATGAGATGTTAAACCTCAAATAGTTAGGAGGTGGACACATGGCTGCTGATGGCTCAATTATTATTGATACCAAGCTTGATACATCTGGAATTGATAATGGAGTATCAAGGATTAAACAGTCATTTAACGGCCTTGGAAGTGCTGTAAAAAAAATCGGTCTACTGATTGGTGGGGCTTTTGCAGTTGGTAAGTTAGTACAGTTTGGAAAAGAGTGCGTTGCCCTTGGTTCCGACCTCGCAGAAGTTCAGAACGTGGTCGATGTTACATTTACTACCATGTCTGATAAGGTTAATGAATTTGCGAAGAACGCAATGACAACTGCCGGTTTGTCAGAAACTATGGCTAAACGGTATGTCGGAACGTTCGGAGCAATGTCTAAGTCGTTCGGATTCTCAGAACAGCAGGCTTACGACATGTCAACGGCTTTAACACAGCTGACTGGTGACGTAGCATCATTTTATAATATCAGTCAGGACCTGGCTTATATCAAACTGAAATCAGTGTTTACGGGTGAAACGGAAACGCTCAAAGATCTCGGCGTGGTAATGACCCAGTCGGCACTAGACCAGTACGCACTGGCGAACGGATATGGTAAAACAACATCCGCCATGACTGAACAGGAGAAAGTAGCTCTCCGTCTGGCTTTTGTGCAGAAACAGTTATCGGCTGCATCGGGTGACTTCATCCGTACTTCTGACAGCTGGGCAAATCAAGTGCGAGTGATGCAGCTACAGTTGCAGTCTTTCAAGGCAACAGTCGGACAGGGATTGATTAATATTTTCACGCCCGTTCTGAAAGTGATCAATATTTTACTTGGTAAACTGGCAACTCTGGCGAATGCTTTCAAAAGCTTCACAGAGCTTATCACTGGAAAGAAATCTTCTGGTCAGACAAGTGGAAGTGGAGCAGGTCTTGCCGGAACAGACGTGATTGCAGATACAGCAGATCAGTATGGACAGGCTGCGGATAATGCAGAGAAATTGGCAGATGCCAATAAAGATAATGCAACAGCTACGAAAAAAGCAAATAAAGAAACAAAAAATTATCTTTCTTCATTGGACGAAATACACAAAGTCACATCTACAGGTAGTAACTCATCGTCCACGCCATCTTCATCTGGCGGAGGTGGTGGAGTGTCTGGAGGATTATCTGGTGCAGTAAATAATGTGGATTATGGCAGTTTAGCAGAGGGCGAAACAGCTATTGAAAAAATGTCCAAGCCGCTTGATTCCATAATAAAGAAGTTTAAAAAATTAGCCAAATTGCTATCAAAAGGATTCTGGGATGGACTAGGCGATTACAAACCGATTTTTGATGATATTAAGGAAAATATTAACTCTATTGGGAAATCCTTGCAGAATATATTTACTGATTCAGAAGTAATTGGAGCGGCAAGTGATTTTTTAGATACATTTGCCTATTCCATTGGAAGAGTATCTGGATCTTTTTTGAGGATTGGAATAACAATTGCTCAAAATCTTATTGGAGGAATAGAAAAATTTCTAAAGCAAAACACCAGTAGAATAAAAACATATTTAATTGATATGTTTGATATTGGATCTGAGGTTGCTCAAATTGAAGGAAATTTTTCATCCGCTCTAGCAGAGGTATTTTCTGCATTTGGTGGAGAAATTGCGCAGCAGATAACAGCCAATATCATAGGGATATTCTCAAATATCTCAATGACTGCTATGGGATTATGTGCAAGACTTGGAAGAGATATGCTGAATATGATCGCACAGCCGTTCATTGATAATAAGGATATATTAAAAAGCGCAGTCGAAGGAACACTTGGGGTTATCGAAACAATAACCGATGGATTATCGACAGTTATTCAAAATCTTTCTGATTTGGTGACCGCATTATACGACGAGCATTTAAAACCTTTTTTCGATTCAATAGCTAATGGACTTTCAACCATTTTTGGAACTTTAATAGATGGATATAACACATATATTCTACCGGTTCTGCAAGGTTTGGCTTCTAAAATAAAAGAGCTTATGGATGGGGAATTGGGAGAAATGTTTGTAAAGGTCCAAACGTTTCTTGGCAAATTAATAGATATCTTAAAAGAGCTTTGGGAAAATATTTTAGTCCCAATAATTAGCTGGATTATATCGAATGCAATTCCAGTAATAGCAGACGTGGCAAATGTAATTGGTAGCACTGTTATAGAAGCAATAAAATCCGTTATTAAAATTATTGGAGATGTATTAGATGTTCTGAGCGGAGTTATTGATTTTCTGAAAGGAGTTTTTACAGGAGATTGGGAACTGGCATGGAACGGAATCAAAGAAATTGCAAGAGGTGTATGGAACCTTATAAAAGATATTATATCTGGAGCCTGGGAAGCTATTAAGGGAATAGTGGAAACCGCATTAACAATAATAAAAAGTATCATTTCTCTTTCTTGGAACGTAATAAAAACAGTTACTGTTACAATATGGAATGCTATAAAAACATGGCTGTCTAATACGTGGAAAGCAATAAAAACTACAGTCTCGACAGTATTTGATGGAATAAAGTCTAAAATTACAAGAATTTGGGATTCTGTATCAGAAAAAACGTCATCTATATGGGAAAGTATAACAACATTTGTTGACAGAAAAGTAAATGCTATTCATGATGCAATTGTTGATAAATTTACAAGTGCCAGAGATACAGTTGTAAGAGCTTTTGAAGGTATACGCGATACTATCAAAGATATATTAAACAAGGTGATTGGAATTGCAAACAGCGCTATTGGAACTGTAAACAGCGCAATCGGCGGCATTGAATCAGCATTTACATTTGGACCGTGGAAGATTCCAACTCCTTTTGGATCAAGGACAATTGGATTTACGGCTAATTTCCCAAGAGTTCCTACAATTCCATACCTTGCATCCGGCGCCGTAATTCCACCACGAAGCGAGTTCTTGGCTGTCCTGGGAGACCAGAAGAACGGACGGAACCTGGAAGCACCAGAAGACCTGTTAAGACAGATCGTAAGAGAAGAAACTGGCGGAAATCAGAGTAGTGGAGGAAATTACAGATTTATAGCGCAGTTGAACCGCAGAACAATATTTGATGAGATGATTGACGAAGCAAAGTTAAGGCGTGATGCAAGCGGCACAAATCCGTTTGAATTGGCATAGGGGGAGGGAGAGAACGTGGCATTTTCAATAAGCAAATCAATAACTGATAGATATAAAATAAATGGACTTCTCATCCCTCAGCCAGATAAGGATATGCAGTGTAAATTCGAAACTACATATTCAGAAGGAAGTAACCGCACACAGTATGGAAGAGCAATAATAGTACCACTTTATACAGTTATGCAATATAGCTATAAAGCCACAAATGTTCGCGTTGATGAGAAATCAACTAATCTCGTAAACGCAATCATTAAAGGAGAACCATTTATGTTGTATCACTGGTTAGCGCACAAAAACGAATGGCGTTCAGAACAGTTTTATGTTGGGAAAATGCAATATAATATAGCTCAAGTAGGAGAATATTATTCTGAAATATCATTCAATATGCAGGGGGTGAATCCACTTGATTAATGCATCTAAAGCATTTAAAAATGCACTTGCAGAAGGCAAAATACTATATGAAATAGTGGATATCACCTTCGCCGATGGGAGAAAAAAGACCTTAGATAGTGAAATTCTGGTAGGCGGAGGAGACTTTACGGATTGCGCAGAAAGCAGCAGCTTTCCGATTGGAACCACAATATGCAAGTCCATGACACTGAGCCTGGATAACACAGAGGACCAGTGGAAGGATTACTACTTTTACAAAGCAAAATTAACCGCCTACCTCAAAATGCAAGTAACTGATAGCGCTGTGGAAACCATAAAAAAAGGAACCTACACCATTACAGCTCCTGAACAGTACGGTGAAGTCCTTGAATTCACAGCACTAGATGATATGTATAAAGCTAATGCGCCTTACACAAGCAACCTTGTGCTTCCACAGTCAGCTTTTACATTACTCCGGGATACTTGTGAAACTATTGGAATCTCCATGGGATTTTCCTCCATGGAGCACGGAGACATGGTAATCAACAGTATTCCAGATGGAATTACCTTCCGGCAGCTGATCGGCTGGATAGCTATGTTGGATTCGGCTAATGCAAGGGTGGATGTAAATGGTAATTTACAGTTGATCAAATGGGATTTCGATTCAATATCAGTAGATTACGGAGCCACAGTCGGGGATGATGGATATCTTGTATTTGGAAGTGGATCAAGCGCAGATTCCGATGGATTTATTTCTCCAAATGCCGGAAACTGGTACTTAGATAGTGATGGATATCTCACATTAAAAGAAGGAGTTGGAAATCCTACTAGGTTGAGAGATTATCTTTCTTCTCCGACTCTCTCAAGCGACGATATCGTAATAACCGGAATCAAGGTAAAAAATACGGAATCAGATGCCATGTACGGAAAAGATGGGTACGTCCTGGAATTGGAGAATAATTTGCTTAGTGATGCCGATCTTGAAACCGTAGCTGGTTGGATTGGAGATAATCTAATCGGGAAATCATTCCGGAGCATGGAAGGAAGTCTGTTTTACAACCCGTTAACAGAATTTGGAGATATTGCTTTTACTTACGACAGAAAAGAAAATAAGTATATAACGCCAATTACTGATGTATCAAGCAGGCTGAATGGAGCAACAGATGTAAAAACAAAAGCCGAAAATCCAATAAGAGGGAGCAGCAAGTTTTTATCATCTGCTGATAAAGCATTGATAGCTGCTAAAAAAATCGTTGAAAACGAAAAAACAGCCAGGGAACAAGCTGTTAAAAAACTTGAAAATGCGCTGTCTAATTCAGAGGGACTTTTTGAAACTTCTGAGGTGCTTGAAGATAAAAGCGTTATTACTTATTTGCATGATAAACCATTACTGGAAGAATCAAAAGTTATAATAAAACTGACAAGCAATGCTATAGGAGTTTCCAATGATGGCGGCGAAACCTATCCATACGGATTTGTTGTTGACGGAACGTTGATAACAAGGCTTTTATACGCAGAAGGGATAAATGCGGACTACATAGATTCAGGCGCTTTAACTGTAAGGGATTCTGATGGAAATATTATATTCCAGGCAGATATGAATACAAAAAAAGTGTATCTCGATGGATCTGTGCAGATAGGCGGCGGAAAATCTATCAATGACATCAAGCAAACAGCTGAAAATGCAATGAAAGCAGCTACTCTTGCTAAAAACATGACCTTACAATTAAGCAACGAATATCAGGGAATATCTGTTGACTCTAACGGGAATTACGGGACATTTCCAAGTGGTGTGACTACACAGGCAGTCGTGATGTACGGAACACAGGATATTACGGCTGATTGTAGTTATACGATATCAAAATCTGATGGAGTGGATGGAACATGGAATATCTCAACAAAAACATATACTGTAACTGGATTAAATACAGATAATGGATGGATAGATATAAAAGCTACTTATCTGGAAACCTTATCTGTTAGCAAAAGATTCTCTGTTTCAAAGCAATACGCCGGGGAAAAAGGAGAGCAAGGCGTACCTGGCAGAACGTATTTTATTGAAATGTCAGCGGATATTTTAAAACGTGGACAGGATAATAAAGTATCACCAAACAATATAACTGCAAAAGCATATTATAGAGATGGGGATAAGGCAGAAAGAAAAGAATATAAAGGCAGATGGAAAGTTCAAACATCAACTGATGGATCTACTTATAGTAATGTTTTAGCAAGTATTGTGGATGAATCAGAAAAATCTTATACAGTTGGATCATTGGACAGAAGTGTTGTGTATATAAGGTTTATATTGTATGAAGCTGGAGGAAACAACAATCAGCTTGATATACAGACTATTCCAATATTGATTGATGTGGACGCACTTACCCACGAAGAGATATTTAATCTTCTTACAAATAATGGCTTCATGAAAGCAATTTATAAAGAGGGCAACCAGTTATATATTTCATTCACCTATGCGAAAGGCGGAACGCTGAAGCTTGGCGGTCCAAATAATGGATATGGCACCTTTGAGGTGTACGACGCGAATGGAAATATAATAACTCAAATAGATAACTCGGTTGGGTTTAAAAACTTCAAGGGAAAAGAGTGGTTCCAAATAAATGAGTCTGTAGCTACAGCTGGTTACGATTCCTCCCTTGTTCATGGACTTCTTGATTTATCCGCGCAATACTCTGATGGATATTGGACTGTTTTGGAGAGCAAACAAGCTGGTCTTCTTTTAAAAACGGTATCCAGAATGAAAGTGGAGACTACCGGAAGCAGTTCTCTGACTCTCAATGTGCCGGAAATGCCTAAGCTTATAACTGGTAGTAACTTAGGAAAAAATAACAATGGAGATGTCGGAACAATTGCATCATCCTCTATGCATTATAAAATTCTTGGGAAAACCGTAAAGGAAGACGAACTGGAAGACCTCTATAAAGTCAAGGTAATCTGGGCGAAGTACAAAGACGGATATCTTATGGAGCAAGACGAACGGTGCGGTAAAGAAATGCCAATGTTTATTGCAGAGGATATTGACCGCAGATTTCCAATCGCTGTTGACCATGATAAAAAGGGACGTGCTGAAAACTGGAACTATCGTATTATGATTCCATGCATGTTCGCAATGCTAAAAAATGAGCATGAGAAAGTTAAAGAATTACAATCCGAGTTAGAATCAATCAAAAAAGAACTGACGGAATTAAAAGAGGTTATTAATCAATACATAGTAAAAAAGGAGGTATAAAAAATGTCTGACAACAAACCTGTCACGCGAGAAGAAATGTATCTCGCAAAGTTAACTGGAGATTATACAGGGAAGGTACCAGAGCCAATAACCAGGAAAGAAAGATATCTGTATAAACTGTGTACTGATGGAATCGGAACCAGTAAAGAAGCTATCGCAGAAGCGGTCCAGACGTACCTGTCCGATAAGGGCGTTGGGCTTAACATGGATACAGATGGCTATGTGAGTTTGAAAACAACGGAGGTAAAAAATAATGGCTGATATATTTAAAGGGATAATCACAGCAGATGGAAAGAAACGGCAACTACCTTACGGTGCAGTGTTGGAAACGCCGGTTTCTGACAAAACGTTATCTAAAGAGGGTGGGTTTGCGGATGCCAAAGTGGTAGGGAATAATTTTGTGAAAGTAAATAGTGAGACTGCTTCACTAAAGGAAGATTTAGTTAATTACTTAGATGTGGAAACAAAAACATTATCTTATACAAAGGGTAAATACATTAACGGATACGGGACAATATCAGATGGTTCAAATTATGAATATTCAGAGCCATTTGCAATGATTAAAGGTGAAGTTCTAAAAGTATTTATGAGAAGTGCAAATGGTATTATTCCACTTTCAATGGTTAAAAATGTTGATAGTTCATATACACCTATCGTAAAAACCCATACAACAGATAAATCTTCATGGCTTATTTATACAGTTGAAACAAGTGGGTCTTATGCAATCTGTTTGAATATTGCAAACATGGAAGAAAACGGAGAAAGTCCAATTGTTGTTATTGAACATTTGACAGGACGTATTAAAGCAAATGAAGATGATATTCAATATTTAACTGATACTAAAATATCTTATTTTGAAAATGTAGAATTAGTTAGTGGAAAATATATTTCTTATTTAAATGGCAATGAGCAAACATTAAATTTTTTAAAATATGGTGTTTTCAAGGTTGCCCCAAATACAAAAATCATTTACAAAGAGGTTAATTCTTCTCCCGATCTAAGAGGTTTGGCATTTTTCAAAGAAGATGGGACTTTTGTAAGAGGTTATCAGATGATTGAAACAGAACAGGAAATTATAGTTCCTTCAAACACAACAATTCTAAAAGCTACAGTATCAACTTATAAAAATGTCGTTATTATCAATGAAAACACAATCATTGATGTTGCTACAAGGCTTTCGCAAGCAGAAGATAAAATTGATTCTATTGTCGGTCAAGACCCTTTAGATGTAATTAGTTCAGATGCTAATTTTGTTAGTAGTTTTGATAGAATCGGTTGTCTTGGTGACAGTTTAACGGCAGGAAATTTGAACTACAACGGTTCATCAAGTGGGGAGTATGTAGGAACAAATACTTCATATCCTACAATGCTTTCAAAATTCACAGGAAACACAGTGTTGAATTTTGGACAAGGTGGAGCAAGTGCTAAAGGTTATATTTCCATCGCAACAAATAAGGGTGTGTTTGAAGATTCAAACAAATGCGATGCCTATATTATATCATTGGGAACAAATGACATTGGCTATAATGGTTCTTTTGACGGTGATGTTACAACTGACATTGATTTACAAAATTATGAAAATAACGCAAATACAAGCGTTGGCCAGTACGCAAAACTAATTCAAAAGATTTTAGAAACCCAACCAAAAGCAAAAATATTCTGTTCATGTATCCCGAATACGAGAAATACTGTATCAACCATAACAAATGCAAATACAAAGATAAAGGCTATTGCTGAATTATTCCAAAATAACTGTTATGTAATGGATTTTCAAACTTATGGCGTAAAGGTTGAAGATGTAGATGATTGGAAATCAAAATACTACAACGGTGGTCATTTAAACGCTTTAGGATACAACTTATTCGCAAAAATGGTTCTGTCTTACATGAATTGGATTATTGAAAACAATCCTAATCATTTTAGAAATATAGGGTTCATTGGAACGGATTATGATTGGAATTAACAAGATGTTACTGAACTAAAGAGGGCTTTAGTGAATTAAGTAAAAAAAGTGGGGAGGATTAAAACCCCTCTCCACTTTGCAATAACATTATTAACAGCCAGAATCTTCTTGCTTAGATACAGCAAATGTCCTTACTGTATTTGCACCAGGAACATTGCCATCATTAATACACTTAGCCATGCGAAGCATAGATATGATTTGTGATGAAGACGGATGCTCCTTGCCACAGTTTGGGCAAATTACCTTTTCCGTGTTAATTTGTTCATTTACGTAATAGTTGCAATTACAAGTACAGGAAATTTTCAATTTTAAAAACATTTTGCGACACCTCCTTAATAGGTTGATTATAGCATATTTTTAAAACATGTACCACGACTTTAACGAAGAATTACGCTCCTTAATTTTGAGGGGCGCATCAAAACATGAAAGGAATGATATAATGAGTAAATTACAGGAATTTTTAAACCTTGGTGATTATTACGCATCCAACGGCGGGTACCTTGAAAAGAAAAGTAATGCCTATCTGGACGATTTCAAAAAGAATGCCGGATATAATAATTACACTAGATTTGCCCGTGATGTAAACTCATGGGGGCAGCCAGGATGCCAGGGGCAGCCGTGGTGTGCGGAATACCAGTTTTGGAAACTGGTGAATGTTTTGGGAATTACAAAAGCCTTGCAGATTATGGGCGGCGGATTTTATAACTGTGTGTCTATCACTAATCATGCTAAAACAAACGGAACTTGGCACAGCAAGCCAAAAGTCGGAGCACTTGTAATCTTTCGCAATGGTTCTCATGTTGGAAGTGTGAAGAGTTTTGACAGCTCGAGAATCTATACAAATGAAGGAAATACTTCTAGTGCAGCTGGAGTAGTAGCAAATGGCGGAGCGGTTCGCAATAAGTCCTATTCCATCAACGATCCAGCAATCGACGGATATGTTTGGATTGATTGGAATGAAGCATCGGGAGATACTTGGAAAAAGACAGGAACCAGAGTAGCAACAGTAAATGATTTATACGTCCGCGAGACACCGAATGGATATGTAATGGGTTCCATTGATAAAGACACTGTTGTTGATATTGATGGAAAAACAAGTGGAAAATGGACGCATGTTAAAGTTTCTGGAATTGGAATTGGTTGGATCTGGACTGGATACCTTGCAAAAGAATCGGTTAATAAGCCAGTTGTAATTTCAAGCAAACAGGATAAGACGCAGGTACTTTTTAAAGGAAATGTAACCGCAACTGTTCTTAATGTCCGCACTTGGGCCGGCGAGGAATATCCGAAAATTAAAAAATACCCGAAGCTCAACCAGGGGAATGAAGTAGAGGTAATGAATTTTACCCAGAAAGATAAAAACGGTAGTAAGTGGTATTATATCCGTATTGCAGGAAAGTATTATGGCTTTGTATCTGCAAAATATATTAAGAAACAGTAAAAAATATCCCGGGGTTAATTCCCCGGGACTTTCTTTTTATAATTACTGATAACATCAATGAGCCAGTTCGTCAGTCCATAGAAGATATCATTAATTATTCTTCTGGATTTTCGGGAAAATGTCGAGCTGAAAACCAATCTCGTTTCCTTTCCCATAAGCGTTTTTGGTATCTTTTGAGTAAGTAACCTTTTCGATTAAACTCTTAAACATTTTATTTTTCGATTCTGTATCAAGGCTCCAATAGTTATCGAGTAGCTCTTCGCAACGAGGAATAAAATCTGATTGTTGCTTTATAATGTTCTGATCGTGTTTAATTTCTTCTTTTAATTTTTCTATAGTATCGGAGCAAGACTTGATAGATGTGGCTATTGTTTTGGCACGTTCAAGAAAAACCTCTGTGGTGTAGATGCCCTGTTCGAGTAGGTCATATTGTTTTGATTTTTGGGCGTTTAAGCTTTCCAGCTCGTTTTCTTTTTCGCGTATAAGATTTTGTTTAGAAATTATTGTTAAATCAATGGTCTTTGAAGATGTATTAATATCATTGTTTAACTTGTATTCCTCCACGATCTCTTTAATTCCATCAATCACAGCTTTTTCAACCAGAGACAACTTGCTACTTACTGTGGGGCAAGACGTATATGGACACATGAGGGTATCTTCCTGTCCGCGCTTTTGATAAGGACGGCGAACCATGGCACGACCGCATTTGCTGCAATAGACAATTCCGGAAAGCGGGTTTCGGATTGAGTTTTTTATACTGATTGGGCGAGTCGGGTTCTTTTTCCGAATTTCCTGGACGGAATTATACAGATCTTCCGATATAATAGCTGGATGTAATCCATCACAGATAAGAGTATCTTTTGATCGAGGACGTGTCTTAATTACTTGACCATTCTGTATAGTCTTCACTGTTTTTCTCTCATTCCATCGTATTTTTCCGATGTATACCGGATTTGTCAGAATTCCCTGTATACTGGCAGGAGTCCAGTCGCCGCATAGTGCAGATTCTATCCCCATTTCATTTAATTTCCGTGCAATCTTCGCAACTCCGATTTGTTCGCAGCCATCACCGGCATACCAGGTGTAGATCATTTTTACAATCTCAGCTTGAGTCGGAACAGGTCGGAGAGTATAGCCCTTTTCTTTTTCGAGCTTTTCTCTCTCGTATCCGTAAGGTGGTTTGTTGCCGCAATACTTACCCTCTTTTACCGATGAGATTCTTCCGGCGTTCAGTCGGCGCTTGATGGTTTTATACTCTCTGCGGCTCATAAATAGCCCAAACTCAAAATATTCTTCATCAAATTCATTGTTTGGATCATATATTTTTGTTGGGGTAATAATCTTCGTATCGGAATATTGGAATGCTCTGGACACAACGCCTTGGTCGATGGTGTCACCTCTGGCAAGACGTTCCACCTCCACCACCAAAACTCCATCCCACATGCCGGATTCTACTTCGCGGAGGAGTTGCTGCATGACAGGACGGTCGGCGATAGTTTCTCCAGATACCACTTCGCGGTAAATTGCGCCCACAATGTACTCTTTTTTCTTTGCAAGATCTAACAGGATCCGTTCATGTCTGGCAAGCGTTTCACCCTCTCCATGTGCTTCAGCTTCCCGATCTGCTCTGGATTTCCTTAGATAGATGCATACTGATTCATTCATTTTATCATTCTCCTTTTTTTTACTTGTGCGATAATCCAGGAGATGATATAATTATGGTGTAGGTAAGATTTTTCTCCGGATTATCTTATTTATTAAAACCGGTTCCCGTTGGTAGCGAGAGCCGGCTTTTTTATTATTTATTCTATTTCATCAATATCAAGAGAATATCCAAGGACTTCTCCAACATCTGTACATTTTCCTTTTAAAGTAACTGTCTCTCCTTTGGTCATGGAAGCTACTTTTGTTTTTTGTTCATCATTTTTTATGTAGCATTGAACTCCGATAATCTCAAAGTCTCCATCAGCCATCAAGTCAATATACTTTCCAGAAGCGTCAATGTTTGTAAGTTTTCCAGTAATCTCAAGATATTTATCTTTGTATTTATCAGATGCTCCCATGGCATTGTTATCAAGATCTGCCATCATATCATTAACTGATGCAGAAGTGTATTCTTTTGGCGCATCCTCTTTCTTACTTAATGTGGAATCTGTGGATTTTGTACTGGAATTACTATTACTTCCGCCTGTCGCCGCGCCTATAACACAAAGGACGATAAGGGCAAGTAGAATCCACTTAAACTTTCCACCCTTTAATTTCTTTCGGCACTGCGGGCATACTTTAGCGTCCGCCGGAATCTCTGTCTTGCAATACTTGCATTTTTTTGTCTTTTTCATAGAAAACCCTCCTCATATGGTTTATTTTTATCTGATTTTACAACAAAACGCAACAAAATACAATAACTTGTAATAATTCGACATAAATTGAAAGAAAAATAATGCTTGACTTTTGGGCGTACATAATATATTATTTATGCGAGGACAAAAATTGGAGGTGAATAAAATGTCCCCTAGAACTGGAAGACCACCGATTAACGATGTATCCAGGACTGAAAAACTTAATATAAGACTGACAAAAAAAGAAAAAGACCGCATTGATAAATGCGCAGAAGTCCTTGGAATTTCCAGAACTGATACCATAATGAAAGGTATTGGATTAGTGGAAAAAGAAATCGGCGAGTAAAAAAAAGAAATGGAGCAACCGCACCGGCAAAGTGAAATGGTTGCTCCTACCTCCAAATGGAGATATTCAAATTATAGCACTGAGTATCTTTATTTGGCAACCACAAACATGAAAAACGGAGGGCTAAATATGTTAGATACTATTTTGAATAAAACAATTGATGAAACAGATAAAACGCCTATTGAAATCGCACTTGGCATTGATGAGAATGGATACACCACAGCAAGGGCGTTGTATGATTTTCTTGATATGCCAAAACAAAATTTTGCTAGATGGGCTAAAAAGAATATTGAAGAAAACGAATATTTTGAAGAAAATGTTGACTGGTGGGGGTTCTTCACAATGAAGAACGGTAATGAATGCAAAGATTACCGTCTCACCACAGACTTTGCAAAGCACCTTTCAATGGAAAGCCATTCTGCCAAAGGGAAGATTGCGCGCCAGTATTTCCTTAAAGTCGAAACCAAGCTGAAAGAAGCCGTAAAACAGAGCATTGCACCCATGACGCCGCTTGAACAGTTGCAATTGCAGGCACAGGCAATCTTGCAGGTAAATGAAAAGGTTGACGTCCTGGATAAGAAACTGGAACGCCTGGAACTTGATCTCCCGATTCTGCCAATTGAAGCCGACCGTATTACAGAAGCAGTCCGCAAACGTAGAGTGGACATACTGGGCGGAAAAGGCTCAAACGCTTACCAGGACAGGTCAGTGAGACAGAGAGTATACAGTAACATCTATGCAGACTTAAAAGCGAACTTCCGCGTGCGCTCTTACAAGTCAATCAAGAGGCACCAGTGCGATTCTGCCTTGAACGTAATTGCCAGATACGAAGCTCCATTGTATCTCCAGGATGAAATTTTTATGATGAACGGACAGCGCTCTATCTGGGATGATTAATGTCGGGAGGTGTCGAAAAACGTCGAAATTCGCAGTAAATTCGTCAAATTTGTGCAATATTCAGATATTGCCCGAAATCAGACAGAATCGTATAATAAAATACATAGGAGTGATTTTATGAAGGTAATAAAAAAGCTGGTTATATTTTTTCTGTTTGGGATAATGCTCACATTTTCTGTACGTGCGCCGCTATGTGAGAGTATTGATCCGACAGATTCCGAAGTGATTATTAAGACAAGTGCCAACAATCAATACGTAATACATAATTATACACAGGAGACCATATCTGAAGAAGAAAAGCAGCCATTTGTTGTGAAGAAAAGCAACAATATTTCTGCGGAATGCAAATGTCATTTCTTTTTTAATCGTTCAAGGCAAAAGGAGGGCGTACTGTTTAAGCAGAGGGCGAGAAGCATGATCAGTCCGTTTTATATCGCTAAAAAGAGGGTATAATGAAATAAAAGAGAACAAATGTTCTTATTGTGCGATATTGGGAGGGACGGAAAATGGATTACAAGAAGGAAATTATTGAGATGATAGAGAATACTGAAAATGAGGGCAAGTTAAAATTTGTCTATACGATTCTTATTAAATATCTAAAATCAAAGAAGCAAGGGGATTAACCCTTGCTCTTTTTATTTAACGATGAAACTATTTGTTTTATCGCTTTCTTATCTTCTTTATCGAGTGCTTTATATTCCTCGATAAAGTCTAAGATGTCAGGTTCTGACATAAGATTTCCAATTATGACTGCATAATCGTCATCGCTTTTAGAACCCATGAGATATGTTGGTGTTACTTCCAGAACGCCGCATAGAAGTTCAATAGTGTCCATATCTGGCTTGCACTTATCTTTTTCCCAGTCACTAATTGAATTGTGTTTTGCATTGATTTTTTCTGCGAGTTGTTTCTGAGTTAATTTCTTTGCTGTTCTGGCTTGCTTGATTTTCTCGCCAAATGTCATTATCGGCTTCCTCCTTTCATGATTAATAATAATATAAAAATTTCGAACTGTCAATAAAATAATTTCGATTTTCTCGAAATTTATTCTTGACATTCGAACATTTCGAAGTTATACTGTAATTGTTCGATAGAAACGAAACTTAAACAGAAAGGAGAATTATAAATGTGTGTTGGTGAGAAAATCAAGTCATACCTTGAGAATAACGGCATAACACAGACATTCGTTGCCAACAAAACTGGTATTCCTGTTCAGAAGCTCAATCTTTCTCTCAATGGAAATCGCAGATTGGATTTCGATGAATACGAATTAATTTGTGGAGCACTATCTGTTGGAACCGATAAGTTTCTTGAACCAAGGTTGCCAGAAGTTAAGTAGAAAGGAGTGTATGAAGATGGAAAGAAAATCAATCGCCGGACTTACAGACTATGCTTTAGAGATGCTTGGATATGATAAAGAAAAGATTCTCAAGGCAGTAGAAAATTGCGTAATGGCAATGGGAGAATTGACAATCGCAGAAAGCAAAGTTGCCCGTAAGCATCTGGACTCTGTTATGGAAGAAATGTATAAGCGGAGTCCAGACACCTTAATAAATACTATTCAGCCTCGTTTATAATCTTATTTTCATGAACGACAAAATTATAAGCATAGTTATAGGCTTGAATATATTGGCTGGATAATGACAACACATCGGAAACGATAGCTTCATCTTCACTGTGCAATTTGGTAACCTGTGCAGTCGCTTTGATATAAGCTGAAGCAATATTATGTGCAGCCAATTCAGGATTCACAGTACGAATCTTAGCAAGCTCGCAATGACTTAATCCAAAATTGTCAAACATAGTAGTGACCTCCTTTCCTCAATACTCAGCATGCCAGTGCCTGTACTTACAGGATAGGAGAACAAATATAAAAAGTCAAGGTAGGGAGGTGAAAACAGTGAAGCGTAAGAAAAAAGAAATCGACAAAACAATTTCTGACCTGTGGAATCGTATCTGGGATTTACAAGACCAGACAAACAAAATCAAGAAAGCAGTTCTGACAGGTGAAAAAGGTGATTTAAAGATGCCAGAAAGAAGGATTGTTCCTCCAGATGAGCCTATTCCGTTTGGCGGGGCAGTAGATATGGACTGTATCTTTGAAAAAGAACCATGTGAACAGGTAGACGTTGAATTTACAGTGAAAGAAACTTTGCAGATGTATTCGCATTATGTAGATTCATTATCTACCGATACACATGTATTAGGAGCTATTGCAATAGTTTCTCTAATAATTGCAATAGTGGCTCTGATTGTATAGAGATTGAGAAAAGACCTGTAATCAGCGCAATGATGGACAGAACAGTTGTTATCCAAAATCTGGATATATCTTGAAAATATGCTTTCATGGCGACTTCACCCGCTTGTGTGATTTCATATGCGTGATCTTGCGATCTTGAGCGCATAAAGCATTTTTTGTTGAAAAGGTATTTGCAAGCATCTACTTCACGCTGATTACTAGGAGTAAATCCACAATTTCTTAAAGCTTTTTTCAATATTTTATATTGATATCTTGTTATCAAATGAACACCTCCTTTACAGGAGAGTATATCACAAGAAAAGAGGTGCGTATATGTCAGAAAAAGAAAAAAGAATCGTTAAAAAGCTGAAAGACGCGATTCCTAATATGTCAGAGTTTGACAAGGGATATATTCTCGGTAAGACGGAAAGTTTTTCAGAGAATAATCTGGAGCAAGAATCAGATAAGAAAGAAACTGCAACTTCACAGTAATTAAAGAGGAGGAAGAAAATGAAGAAATTTGAATTAACATCAGAAACCAAAATTAACATTTTCGGAAAGAAACTTTTCCGAATCAAGGCGCTCATTTCATTTGGAGTTGTAAAAACTGGAGAAACTGGCGGATGGGTAGAAAAAGAAGAAAATGTAAACCAGTCCGGCAATGCATGGGTGTTCGGCAATGCAGAGGTGTCCGACAATGCAGAGGTGTTCGGCAATGCAGAGGTGTCCGACAATGCAAGGGTGTTCGGCAATGCAAGGGTGTTCGGCAATGCAAGGGTGTCCGGCAATGCAAGGGTGTTC